AGAGGATGTGGATGTTGAAGCCCATCCCTCAGACAGGAGCCACCGATGGCCGAGTTGAGCCCTCTTCGCCGCCGCATGATCGAGGACATGACGATCCGGAACATGTCGCCGGCGACACAGCGATCCTACATCAGCGCGGTTTCGAAGTTCAGCCGGTATTTCGGCCGCTCGCCGGATAAACTGACGCTGGACGACGTCCACGCCTTCCAGGTCCATCTCGTATCGACGGGCATTTCGTGGCCTGGGCTGAACCAGATCGTCTGCGCCTTGCGTTTCTTCTACGGCGTCACGCTCGGCGAGGCAGCCGTCCCCGAGCGCATCCCTTACGCGCGGGAGCCGCGCAAGCTGCCGATCGTGCTCAGCGCCGATGAGGTCGTGCGATTTCTCGAAGCCGTTTCGAGTTTGAAGAGCCGCGCCGCGCTGACGACAGCCTATGCGGCGGGACTGCGGGCCTCGGAAGTCGCGGGGCTTCGAGTCGAGGATGTCGACAGCGGCCGTGGCGTCATTCTGGTGCGTCACGGCAAGGGCGCGAAGGACCGCAACGTGATGCTGTCGCCGCAGCTTCTCGGCATCCTGCGCACGTACTGGCGACTCGCCAGGCCAAAGACGTTTCTGTTCCCGGGCCGCGATGACGCTCATTCGATTGATCCAACCGTGCTGCACGCAGCCTGCCGGTCGGCGGTCAAGGCGGCGGGGCTGACCAAGCGCGTTACTTTGCATACGTTGCGCCACAGCTTCGCGACGCATCTGCTGGAGAACGGAACCGACATCCGGATCATCCAGGTTCTGCTCGGCCACAACAATCTGTCGTCGACGGCGCGCTACACGCAGGTCGCGACCCATACGATCCGCGCGACCCAAAGCCCGTTCGATCGTCTGACCCTGGAAGTCACTCCGCCCAGTTAAGCGCCCGTGGCAGGGAGCGGGCCTGGCGTTCGCCTCGAGGTCGCTGACGTTCTGCGTCGGCATGGCGACGCCTATCGCTTGGCCCACGCCGGACATTTGGGCCGCATCGAACGGCGCGTGATGAGCGCGATTGTTGCGTGTCGCACAGCCGCGCTCGGTGGTCACGTCGAGGCGTGCGACGACTGCGGCATGGCGCGCGTCGCCTACAATTCCTGCCTTATGGGCGGATCCAGTAATGGGGAGCTGGCGGCGACTTGATCGCGCTCTTGTGTCCGCCGCCACCAACCCGGCTCACCATTACGAAGGGCGCTTGAGGAGCGCGATCAGCCTGTCGGACGGCTGGAAAGCGCCGCGCCGCAGATGCGGTGGAAGGATGGATTCCATGGCGTCGAGCTTCTCTGTCGGATCGCCACGTGTGTAGATTTCCGTGGTCGTCAGAGTAGCGTGCCCCAACCACAGCGACACCTTACGGATGTCCTGCGTTGCTTGCAGGATGATCATCGCGCATGTGTGCCTGAGCACGTGGGGCGAGATGCGTTTCTTGGCGAGGCCGGGATGCGCTCGAGCGGCGGTCGCTGCATGCTGTTTGAGCAGATAGGCGAAGCCCCATCGGCTCAGCGGCTCTCTCCGGGCGTTGACGAACACCTCAGGTGCTGCGACCCGCCCGCGAACGGCGAGCCAAGCGCGCAGGGCTGCGGCCGTGGTCTTCCACAAGGGGAGCGTCCGTTCCCGCCGTCCCTTGCCAAGAACACGAATGCTCATCGACGACAGGTCGATGTCCTCGAGCTTCAACCCCGTCAGCTCGGACACGCGCAGACCCGCACAAACCGCCAGATGCAGCATGGCCCGGTCGCGGATGCCATCGCGCGTGGTGGGATCCGGAGCGTCGAGCACCGCTTGCAGCTGCTCGCGCAGAAGATAGGGAACCAGACGCTGATCTGTTTTCTTGAACGGGATCGCCAGGACGCGGCGGACATGCTCCAGGGCTGCCGGCTGCCTGTATTCGAGGAAGCGGAAGAAGGACTTGATGGCCGCCAGCCGGACATTGCGCGTCACCGGCGCGTTTTTGCGCTTATCCTCGAGATACTCCAGGAAGGCGCTGATGAGGCCGGCGTCGAGTTGCTCCAGCGTCAGCGCCGATGGCGAGACCTTCAGTCTTTTTGCAGCGAACATGAAGAGCAACTGGAAGCTCAGGGCATAGGAGTCGCGTGTATGCCGGCTGACGCCCCGCTGGCGGGCGAGTGTCTCATCGAGGAAAGCTTCGATGAGGGGAGCAATCGGCGTCATGTTTGCCTCCCTTTGGCGATGAACTCTTCACCGGCCGCGGCGACGTCGCGCATGAGTTCGGCCGTGGCCTCCAGGTACCAGTAGGTCGCATAGATGTTGACGTGACCCATGTAGGTCGCGAGCGCCGCCATATGCGCGCCGCTTCGGCTTCGATCCGGCGGACTGCCTTGCAGCGTGCGCACTGCAAACGTGTGCCGCAGATCGTGCAGACGCGGGCGGCGCTTCGTCGCCGGTACGACACCAGCCCTGTCGACCAGCCTGTCGAATGTCTCCTTGACTGCAATGTAGCGCAGCGGCAGACCACGCGCGTCAACGAACACCGGATCAGTCTCGGAACGGGGCTGGCGACGCGCCAGATAGCGCTTCAAGCCCGCTACTGCCGTGTCGTGCAGCGGCGCCAGGCGGGTTTTCCGGAACTTGGTCTCGCGGATCAGCAGACCGTCGCGCGTCATGTCGGCGACCGTCAACTTCAGCGCTTCGGAGATCCTCAACCCGGTGACTGAGAGCAGTGCGATCAATGTCGCATAGGTCCGTGAGCGCAAGCCGCCTTTGGGTCGAAGCCGAAGGGCGCCCTCGATCAGCCGATCGATCTCCGCTGCTGAGTAGATATGCGGCGGGCGCCGCGTCTTGCGGGCGCCGAAGTGATTGACCGGCGGCAGCTCATGCCGGGCGTCTTCAACCCGGACATGACGCACAAAGCGACAGACGGCTTTCAGCCGGGCATCGCGTTGCGCGACAGACGGTCCGCGCGCCGCCCAATCGATTGCGGTTTGCGTGCGGACATGCGTTTGCCCGCGCTCGGTCGCAAAGGCGGCAAAGCTCCTGAGCAGGTATTCCGCATTCAGCATCACGAATCCAGTGGCGCGGCAGAGCGCCAGATAAGCCTCGATAGCCTTCAGCATCAGAGAACCTCCGGCCAGGGCTGCGCGATTTGTTTCAGGAGCGTGACATCGGCTTTGGCGTAATAGGCCGTCGTGTCGATGCCTCGGTGCCGCAGGACCAACCCGATCTTCTCGAGCGGAACGCCATGGCGCAGCATCTCCGTCGCCGCCGTGTGTCGCAGGACGTGCGCCCCCTTGACTGGCGCCACGATGCCGGCCTGCTGCATGAGGCGTTTCACCACCGACGAGATGCCGTCACCTTTCCGGAACGGTCGAAACGGCGCGATATTGCGCAGGAACACGTGATCGCTCGGGTAGGTCGAAGGGCGGCACGCGAGGTAGGCGGCGATCGCATCCCCGACGTCTTGCGGAAGCGGCAGACGCACCTCGTAGCGCGACTTGCCCGTGACTCGCAGCGAGCCCGTCTCCCACTCGATGTCGTCGAAGCGCAGTTGAGCCACGTCGCCGGCCCGTAGTCCGAGGCGCGCCAAGAGTAGGACGATCGCTCGATCACGCCGGCGCGCAAGGACGTCGCCATCGCATGCCGCGATCAGCCGGTTCACCTGCTCCGCCGCCAGATATCGCGGCAAGTCGGCAAGCCGCCAATGAGCATAGCCAGGAACGACATCGGCGAGACCTGCTCGGCAGCGGCCTTTGACAGCAAGATACCGCAAGAACGCACGCAGGCTGGTCGTCAACTTCTCGACGGTTCCATTGCCGCAGTGGTTCGCGCGGTCCAGGAAAAAGCTGCGAATGGCGGCCGGTTCCCACTTTTCTGGATCGTCCCCGAGTGTCGCCATCAAGTGTGTCGCGTCGCGGGCGTAGAGCTTGATGGTGGAATTGGACGCCCCGCGGTGCTTGCGCAGCCAAACTTTGAAGTGAGCCACCAGGCACGGCTCGGCATGCTGCAATGCGGCAGCGGCGAACCGGCAAACGCCGATTTCGACAAGGTGCTGGCGAAAGAGCCTGGCGCCGAAAATGGTGTGGTGGTTGCGGCGCCCTCCCATGGCGCGCGGACATCGACAAGTGCGCAAGTGCTCGCTGAACACCGCCAGATCGATATCGCTCGGCATTGCTCCTTGCCGAGCCACGACATGGCCGAGGTGCGCTGCCGCCCGCAAGTATCGCACGGCCGTGCCGGCGCTATAGCCCTGCCGCTCGAGCGCGGCTGCGAAACCGTCAAGGTATGGTCCGCTCGGCCCGCTCCGCAGATGCCCCAGCATCTTCGATGCCGAGAAGTAGGTCTCCAACATGTTCGTCTCCGTTTGTGATCGGCCATCGGTGGCCGAGCCGACGGAGACGCAGGACCGCGCTGTTATGGAGAGCAGGTGCGCTACAATTCACCGAAAAATGCCGATCCCCGCACGCCAGCTCCCCATTACTGGATCCGCCCATAAGGCAGGTAATGGGCGTCGCCCATTACCTGCCGTAACCGCCATTGCCCGAAGTGTCAGGGGGTGGCGCGGGCGCAATGGCTTGCCGCACGCCAGGCCGAACTTCTGGCGGTTCCCTATTTCCACGTCGTGTTCACATTGCCCGCGCCGATCGCCGCCATCGCGTTCCAGAACAAGGCCGTCGTCTACGCGATCCTGTTCGCGGCGTCGGCCGAAGCGATGACGACGCTCGCCGCCAACCCGCGTAGGCTCGGCGCACAGATCGGCGTCGTCGCTGTTCTGCACACATGGGGGCAGACGCTGACGCATCATCCACACGTGCATTGCGTCGTGCCAGGCGGCGGTCTCTCGCCCGATGGGACGCGCTGGGTCGCCGGGCGGCCGAACTTCTTTCTCGCCGTCAAGCCGCTCTCCCGCCTGTTCCGTCGCCTGTTCCTCGAACGCTTGCAAAAGGCCTTCGACGCGAAGGGCCTCGGCTTCTTCGGCGATCTCGCGCATTTGACGGATCCGTCAGCATTCGCCGCCTATCTGACCGCCGCGCATCGCGTCGATTGGATCGTTTACTCCAAGAAGCCGTTTGGCGGACCTGCGCAAGTTCTCGCCTATCTCGGGCGCTACACCCATCGCGTCGCCATCGCCAACAGCCGCATCCAGGCCTGCGACGACGATCACGTCGCCTTCGTCTGGAAGGACTATCGCGACGGCGGCGCCGTCAAGACCATGTGTTTGAAGCCCGACGAGTTCATCCGGCGCTTCCTGCTCCACGCCTTACCCAACGGCTTTCATCGCATTCGCCACTTCGGATTCCTCGCCAATGGCCATCGAACGCAAAAGCTCGCCCTCTGTCGCTCGCTCCTGACCGACGGGGGCGAACCGACGACGCGCGGAAAGATGGAACCGCCAACATCCGCACCAAGCGAAACCGTCGACCTTGATCCTCCGCCCTGTCCGGAATGCGGAGGCGTTATGAGGGTCATCGCCGAGCTTCCCCGCGGCGGCCAATGGCCTCGGTCCAAGAGACCGCCGTTTTGGTGCGACACTTCATGAGCGCGACCATGACGATCCCACCAACAATCTCGCTTCGCGTCTATCCCATCGCGCCGCCAATTGGAGGCCGTCGAAGCGATTTGCGCCCTCACGGCGTCGCGGCCTGCGTCCCACAACATTGGCGCGCGCTCCCCGCGCGAGCGAACCCCGATTTGCTTCCGATCGATCGTCAAAACGATCATGCTCGCCTCGCATCGCTGCAAGCCGAAGCGACGACAATCCGAAGCTGCCCGACACAAAACCCATAGCGCCGCCAGCGCGAACCTCCCCGCGCCTTCGTTCAATCCGGCTTCAATGAGGTCCGCTTCCAGAGCGCGCGCAATTTCGCGCCGCAGACCTCACAGAAGCCTCTAGATTCCCGAATCGAGGGGGTTGTGATTCAACCTGTTGGCTGGGCGGAGGCCAGCGGGAAATGCCGAAGCCATATTCTCAGGATTTGCGCGATCGCGTGATCGAGGCGGTGAGCGGGGCGAGATGAGCCGCCGGGCTGCGGCTCGACGTTACGAGATCAGCGAGTCGGCGGCGGTCAAATGGCTGGAGCGCTTTGAACTGGATGGCTCGCGGGCGCCGGTCGGGCATGGCGGCCATCGGCCCTCCAAGCTCATGCCGCACCCGGGCTTTATCGAAGCCGCGCGGCGCGAGAAACCCGACGCCACGCTTCAGGCGCTGTGCGATCGCCTGCTGGCTGAGCGCGGGGTCAAGGCCGACACTTCGATGATGAGCCGCTTCTTTCGCCGGATCGGCGTCACGTTTAAAAAAAGACGCTCGTGGCGAGCGAGCAGGATCGGCCGGACGTAAAGCGCCATCGGGCGCGCTGGCGAACCTACCAGGGCCTCATCGATCCCAAGCGCCTGGTCTTCATCGACGAAACCTGGACGAAGACGAACATGACGCGCCGCGCGGCTGGGCGCCGAAGGGCGAGCGACTGGTCGACAAGGTTCCCACGGTCACTGGAAGACCGCGACGTTTCTCGCCGCTTTGCGGTTTCGTCGTCTTGCCGAAGCGATGGATCGTCGAGCGCAGCTTCGCCTGGATCAGCCGCAATCGGCGCTTGACCCGCGACTTCGAACGCTACGCCACAACCGTCGCCGCCTTCGTGCGCCTCGCCATGATCCGCATCATGCTCAAACGCCTGACCAGCCGGATGCGACACCACGACGTCGCGGGCGTAGCGCAACGTGTGGCCGGAGCGGGTCGCGCGCCGGCTCCATTCCATATCTTCGGCGGGACCGACGCGGAAGCCTCCGACCGCGTCGAAGGTCGCGCGCCGCACGAAAAGGTTGCCGGAGCCGGAAAATCCCTTCTTCTCGATGTACCGTTCGAAATTGAATGCAAACACCTTCTCGTACGCCTCGACCGCGGTCAGCCGCTCGGGGTCTTCGACATCGACGTCGACGCGCCCGCCGACAATGTCGTCGGAGTTTCCCATTGCGGCGAGGCCTCTTTCGAGCCAGTCGGCGTGCGGGCGGCAGTCTGAATCGATGAAAGCGAGCGTTGCTCCGCGAGAGGCTGTCGCGCCCGCGTTGCGCGCCTCGCCGGCGCCTTGAATGGGGGCCGGAACCACCACAGCGCGATCGGCGCACACGCGCTGCACCGCCTCCAGGCCGCAACGGGAGTTGTTGTCGGCGACGATCACTTCGAATGCGTCGCGCGAAAGCGTCTGCCGCGCGAGGAGGGTGAGGCAGTTTTCAAGGTTGGCGAGATCGTCGTAATGCGGAACGACGACCGAAACCGCTACGGCGCTTTGCGTCGCGCGCTGGTCTGTTGCGGCTGGGGCGCTGGCGGGTGCGGCGTTGCTCACAGGACCTCCAATACAACTTTGGAACCAACTTGGCGGCCCATTCATCGTGCGGAGGGAAACACACGCGTCCGCTTCCCGATGTTGATCTGTTATGTTAAATAAATTGCGAGCGTTAGCCAAGTCGGCAGGGGACCCGACGGCTGTTGTTGACGTGTCGCTGAGGCGGTCTCGCCAGGGCCGGCGTGGAGCGTCGCGTTTGAGGGGACGACGAAGCGATGGCGCGCATTCTCGTGACGGGCGGCGCCGGGTTCATAGGTTCGGCGCTGGTGCGTCGCATTATCGGCCAGACCCAGCACGAAGCGCTCGTCTACGATAAGCTGACCTACGCCGCCAATCTCGCGTCATTGCAGACGGCGATGGGGGACGCACGGTTCTCGTTCGTTCGCGCCGACATCTGCGATCCTGCCGCTGTGTGCGCGGCCCTCGATCGCTTCCGGCCGCTTTGGGTGATGAACCTCGCGGCGGAAAGCCATGTTGATCGCTCTATCGATGGTCCCGCCGCGTTCATCCAGACCAACGTCGTCGGGACGAGCGTGTTGCTGCAGGCCTGCCTCGATTACTGGCGTCGACTCGACCAGGCCGAAAGGGCCCAATTTCGGTTCCATCACATTTCGACCGACGAGGTGTTCGGCTCGCTCGGCGCTGACGGTCTATTCTGCGAGGAGAGCCCTTACGCGCCCAACTCGCCCTATTCGGCGTCGAAGGCCGCCTCCGATCATCTGGTGCGGGCCTGGCGTCACACCTACGGCCTGCCGGTGGTGCTGACGAATTGCTCCAACAATTACGGCCCCTATCACTTCCCTGAGAAGCTGATCCCGCTCACGATCGCCAATGCGCTACTCTCATGTTCGCCGTTTCAAGTTGCAAGCACGAATATTCTTTTGCTCCCGATCGAGCGTTTCAAATCGACCGCCGTTAGGCAGGGCAGGAGGCACGATCATGAAGACGACGGTTGATCATGCTCTGATACGCGGGTTGGTTACCGCCGGACCGGTAATGCGTCGCGGAGCTTCCTCTGTCTAGGATCCAGCGTCGGATAGAATCCGGCTGTTAGTGGAAACGAGGGTTCTCCTGGCCGTGACCGTGCCTCCAGCCTTGCCTAACCTTGGATGAGTTGTGATCGGTGGTCTCCTCCTTTGAAATGGATGGCTAGAACTTCAGCCGCGGGCGCCTCACGCGCTTGCCGCTGGCGTCTGCTTGGCGATCGCCCATACGAACCCGGAAAGTTCGCGCGCAATCGCGACGGTGATCACCGTCTTCAGCTTCCCCGCATGCGCGAGCTTGCGATATCGACGACACAGCCGTTCTTGAGCTTTCCACGCTATGTCGCGGACCGGCTTGCTCAACTTCTCCTGACGCAGAAGGAGATCGCGACCGATCCGCGCCGGAAACCGGTAGCTCCACGCCGCCTCAATCAGCATGCGCCGTGCCGCGCCATTGCCCGCCTTGGTGATCCCGCCCTGACGTCGTGAGCTTCCGCTGGAATGCTCGGAAGGAACGAGACCCAGATAGGCCATGAACTGGCGGGGATTGGCGAAACGGGTGATGTCGCCGAGTTCCGCCACCAGCGTCGCCGCGGCCACCAGCGCCAGGCCACGCAGCGCTTGCAGCGCCTTCACGACCGGCGTCAGCGACCAGTCCGACAGCGCGGATTCGATGTGGGCTTCAAGGCGGTCCCGCCGTGCCGTCGCCGCCTCGACGGCCGCGATACAATCTTCCAGCACGATGTAATGCGCGGCGTGCTCGAACGTTAATCCGGCCAGCCAGCGCCGATGCATCAGGGTCCAGGCCGGCCGGTTATAATGATGACCATGGCGCAGCAAGAAGCCAGACAGTTGCTGGCGCGTCTGCCGCAACACGCGCACCGCAGCCAGTCGCGCGCGCACCAGATCGCGAATAGCCTCATGGGCTGGGTCAGGAACCCATACCGATGTGAGTTCGCCCGCCCGGTGCAGCTTGGCCAAGTTGATGGCGTCTCGCCGATCGGTCTTGATCCGATCGCCGGATTTGCGAGGAATCAACGACGGCGCCACCACGACGCACTCGTGTCCGGCTTCGCTCAACTGGCGCTGGATGCCATAACCGCAAGGGCCGGCTTCATAGCAAAATCGTAGCTTGGCGCCGTTCCGCGCCAGCTTGGCGCACAGCGTCTTCAACGCGGCCGGCGTGTTCACGATTTTGCCGTGCTCGCGCACCTCCGCTCGCTTGCCCGCCTCCGCAAGCGCCACCGCGATAGTGTCTTTGTGCACATCAAGGCCGACGTAGATGATATCCTGCTCCATGACCCGTCTCCTATGCATGAGGCTCGGCGCCGGTTCGTCCAGCGCAACCCTCGTAGTCCTGCATATTGCGAGACGGGTCGCCCCTATCTCAGGCGAACATCTGGTCTAGGGCCGCCGGCGCAGCGCGAGTCGCTTCAACCCGTGGCGTCCCGCCTGAGCGCGGGCGTGCAGACGTGAGAAACTCCATGCGCGGCATCATTCTGGCGGCGGCAGCGGCACGCGATTGCATCCGATGACCCACGTCATGTCGAAGCAGTTGCTGCCCATCTTCGACAAACCGATGATCTATTATCCGCTGACGACGCTGATGCTCGCGGCGATCCGCGAGATCCTGGTCATCTCGACCCCGCAGGATCTGCCGCTGTTCCGACGCCTGCTCGGCGACGGGTCGGCCTGGGGGCTGTCGCTTTCCTATGCGGAACAGCCGAAGCCTGAAGGCCTGGCGCAGGCCTACCTGATCGGCGCCGATTTCGTCGCCGGCCGCCGCTCGGCGCTTATCCTCGGCGACAACCTCTATCACGGCCACGGGCTGTCGGAGCTAGTCGTCCGCGAAAAAGGCCTTTTGCGATCAGATGGCGTTCGGCGCGATGGCGGTGACGGGCTTTCGCGTTGAAAGCGCTGACGCGGCAAAGGCGAGAAGAAGCGACAAAAGAACCCTCAGCCAGGCGAGGAGCAGGCGGATGTTGTGGCCGGCGCCGACCAGGATGGCGTTGATCGCGTCGCCTTTGGCGCCGGCGAGGCGGTTTCGTTCGAGAAGCCCGTCGCTTTTGGTGTGACCGATGATCGGTTCGATGGCGCTGCGTCGCCGCAGCTCCCGCTTGATTGTCGGCGTTCGGCGGCCGGGACTTTGGGTGATGTGGACATCGGGGGCGGCGAGACCGTGTCCGCGGTATCCTTTGTCGACATAGACGCGGGCGACCGCCACGCGGTGAGCCGTTCGACCTGGGCGATCTGCCCCTTCAGCGTGTGGCCGTCGTAAGGGAGCCCAGGAAGGGCTTGGATTCCGAGCACGAACTGGCCGCCGTCGGCGCGCGCGTTGGTGACGGCGATGGACGTTTTGACGCCAAATTCATAGCGCGTGCGCGCCTTGCCTTTGGCGATGCACTCCACCTCGGGCGCATGCAGCGCGTAGATCTTGTTCTTGTCGTCGGGCTTCTGCGCCAGGAACTGCTTGACCCGCTCGATCCGCGGCTCGCAGGCATGCTGAAGATCGGGCTGTCCGTCGATCTTGCGCTCGATGTCGCGAACCAAGCGGGCCGCCCAGGTCCGCATCTTGCGCAGATAGCGCATCGCCTGTTTGTGGCCGCGGCCATGGATCAGCCGGCTGACTTCGCGTCGGGCGCGCCTCGCCAGCCGAAGGTAGGACTGGCGCAAATCGAGGCCGTGTTTCTTGGCCAGTTTGTTCAGCCATTCGATCGCGCGCAAAAGCAGATGGCTGTCCGTGGGGTGCGCGACCGCTTTGGTCTGCGCCGTCGTGTCGACGGTGACGCGCTGCATCTGAGATTTGTCGACCGCCTTGGCCCGCGTGGCCGCCGTCAACGTTTCCGCGAGCAGGAGTTCAAGCTTTTCCGCGCCGATGCGCCCGCGCCAGACCGACATCGACGTGCGATCGAGCGGCAGCTTGGTCTGGAAATAGGTCTCGCCGCAGAAGAACTGGAAATAGGCGTTCTCGATCCACTGCGCGCAGACCTGGTCGTCCGAGACGCCGCGCGCGTGTTTGAGCAGATGCAGGCCGACCATCAGTCGAGTCGGCAGACCCGGGCGCCCCTTCTCAGCGTAAAGGCCGCCGAACGCTTCGTCGAAGCGCTTCCAGTCGATCAGCCCCGCCAGACGCACCAGCTCGTGGCGCATGTCGATCATGTTGTCGAGCCGGTTGCGGAACATGTCCGTTTCGCCGTCAGCCGGCGTTGGAATGGGGTTGGGTCGCATCGATCACTCCTGCGACTCGGAGTGAATCATGGCGCGCGCCGACAGGGAATAGCCGCGCGGCGCCGCAAAAAGAAAACGCAAGGTTCTTCATCGATCACCCGCAAAACCTTGCAAACGCAAATACCCTGCTACGCCGGAATCATCATGAAATGCACGCGTCTCAGAGATTTTCACGGACGACTCGATAGAGAAACACAAACGAACACTGCGTAACACGTGGTTGAGCGGCAAACAGTCGAACATTGGCGCAAGGGCCGCCGCCGACAATCGATCAGCAATCGTTCTGTAAGCCGGTTGCGCGGCGCCGTCGCCCGACGCGCAACGCTCCCTGAACCTAACCGTCGCCGCCGCTGGCGGCCGTCTTTCGCGGGGAAAGCGACAGAGACGTCGCTGCGGGTTACGGGTGGTCTCCGGCGCGCGTCGGCGCCCCGTCGCGCGCCGAGCGAGGGCGAAGAGCCCACCATTGCGACGCGCGTCTCCCGCAGTTTTGAAGGATCATGCGAAAACCGAATCCATCAAAGCGCACAGCGCGACTGAGGCTCGGAGCTCCAGACCCATTCCTGAAGCCAATTGTTGATCGCGCAAACGTGAGCGAGGCCTTCAGGTGTCGATCCTCACCGTCCAAGAAGGTTAACGTTGTTAAGATAACGTTAAGGCGTTGCGTGAGCAGCCGCGACGCGGCCGACGATTCAGCGGCCCTTGTCGCGGCTGCGCGTTGCGAAGGAGGGGAATGATGAGTTCCAAAACAACGACAACGGCCGTGGCGACTTTGCTGGCGTCGACGTTTCTGACGTGCGCTCCGGCGTCGGCGACCGTGATCATCGGCACGGATAACGACGGGGTCAACTACATCCCATTCGGGACTTCGATATCGCTGCCCGAATACCAGCAGGTGTACGCGTCCAGCGACTTTTCGGGCGCGATCACGATTGACGATATCGAATTCTATACGTCCGGCTCGACAGGAGCGCTTCCGACGGGAAAGATCGATATCACGCTCTCGACGACCTCAGCCGCTGTCAACGGCCTCAGCGTGAACCTCTCGCAGAACTACGGTTCGAGCAAGACGTCGGTCTATAGCGCGACACTTCCGGCTGTCGTTAGCGGCGTGCTCACAATCCCGTTGTCTAAACCGTTCACCTACAATCCGGCCAAGGGCAATCTGCTGATCGACATTGATGATCCGAGCGACTCCGCCGGAAGCGCGGGGTTCGAGTTTGACAACCCCTCAGGCGGCCTCTTCAGTCGGGCGAGTTCGGACATGACCTACTCCGTCGATAAACAACTCGGGCCTCGTGACCGGCTTCACCACCGCCGTTCCCGAACTTTCGACCTGGGCGATGATGGTTCTCGGCTTCGCAGGCCTCGGTTTCGCAGGCTGCCGGGGTGCGCGCCGCGTCGCGGCTGCGGCCTGACAAAGCCTCGGAAATTTTGAGAGGGCCGCGTGAACGCGCGGCCCTTTCGGCGTCGTGCAAAAGGCTCCAGTGGCGCTGAAGGCTGCGTAATAAGTCGACGCAGGGCACGCAGCCGCAGACGAGCGGCGGCTTCTCGCGCCCCAGTCACGCAAACGTCGCAGGACGGCGCTCGTTCCCGCCCCACCCGCGCCACGCGATTTCCGGCTGCGAATCAAGGCTTCGGACTTTAGTCTGTATCGCCGTTTGCTGTGACAGCTCCAACAGTTGAAGCGCCTGACGACACGAACGCTTTTCGCGTAGTGCGCCGCGAAAGCGACTGTGGCGAGGGCGTTCGAGATTTGCTGTTCTCGACACACGACCAGCGCAGCCAGGTTTGGTGCGGCGCCACAGAGTCAATCGGGGTGCCCATTCAGTCGCGCGCTGGCACGGCGACAGTCTTGAGGCGATCGTTGCGAGACAAATACACAGCGTTATAATTTGAAATAGGGGACACGACGATTGCGACGCTTAAAGTCATCACCGTTACAGTTTGATGTATTAACTCGTACACGTCGGTAATCCCAGCAAACGTCTTGGCTGTCTGTCAAACGTTTCGTCATGTTCAATTTTAGTTGACGTCTCTAGAGGCTTGCGTACTATGCAATATATTGTTCGGAGGCCCGCGGGAGCTCAATGGGCGGTCGGGTAAAGTTTGATGGGAAAGACATGCCAGCGCTGGAATTGTCTGCCAACGAGTCCAAGCCGGAAGTCGGCCGTAAGGAATCCGAAGCCGGTCGTAGAGAATCTCAGGCTCTGACCCCGGCGACCTCCTCTGCAGGCGTCTTCGATCGGCTCGACGCGGAGATTTCGGCTGTCGAGGCCGAATTGGTGGCCACGCAATCGCGGCTGACGAAGCTTCGGAGCGCCCGCGAGGTTCTCGCCGAGTATCATGGGCCGGCCACTTTCGTTTCGACAAGCAAGCGGCGCACTCCACCGGCGCGGGAAGAGAGCCAGCGGGAAACAAGCCGAGTCACATTGCAGGAACGGATTGAGAAGGCCCTTTCCGAAGGCCCCATCAGGCGCGGCGAGCTTTTGAGTCGCGTGTTGGCGGCGGGGGCCAGGACAACCGAGGCCGCGATCACGACCACGCTCTCTCGCATGCATACGCGAGGCGACGTGACGAACGTCGACGGAAATTGGAGCGTTTCGCCTCAGCGACGGGCGAAACTTGCGTCGAGCCACGGGCGCAGACTGTAAAAGAGAGCGCCGAGGAGCCGAGAGTCTTTGACTGCCTGTACGAGCGCAGTCTGTAAATCGACGCAGGGTCCGAGCGCCGATCGCCGTCGTGACGAATTGGCGACCCTGACTTTGGCAGGGTCATTTCCGGGCGCTTGTTCACGCCGATCACCCGAGATTCGGTTTGTGGAGTCTTTGTCGCGAACGGGTGATGATCAAATCACACGGATTTTACACGGATCCCACCGCCGTGTTCGCGCGCCGTTCTGTTTGCCGGCAGAACTCACTTGAGGACGCGGCCGGGATAACCCATCGCTTTCACTTGGAAAGAATGGTGGGCGATGCAGGGTTCGAACCTGCGACCCCTCCCGTGTGAAAATTGGGTTCGCGGTAGCGAGGCGTTAAGTCGTGCTGATATTGCTAGCGTTTTTGGCGACCGCCCGGAATCAACTTGGCAAATGCAGGCGTTTCCAGGCATCCAAAAGCAGGCGAGAGCGAGGATTCGTGTTCATTTGAACCTGGGACCACTCCCGTATCGTGTTCACTACGGGAGTCAGAACTCCAGGGCCGCGGCGGCGCCGGCGAGATAGGCCGGGCTGAACCTCGCATAGACACGTTCCGTCACTCGCGAATTAGCGTGGCCGAGGAACTGCGCAATCTGCGTCATCGGGACATTGGCCTCGGCCATCCAAACCGCCGCGCTATGCCGCAGCAGGTGCGGCCCGACGCGCGGCAGGCCCGCCGCCGCAGCAGCTCGTGCGAGGCCGCGCTTGACCGATTTGACCGGGCTATCCCGGAAGCTGATCACGTTCGGACATTTTGCGCTCGACTCGCCCAAGATCAGCGCTTCGACACATCTGTCATTCAGCGGCACAATCGCGCGGCCTTTGAGCTTCCGAACAGCGCCCTCGGCGAAGTTGATTCGCCGCCCCGCGACGTCCACCCGGTCCCACGTCAACCTAAGCAGCGCCTCGGAGCGGGCGCCGGTTGTCAGCGCCAGGATCACGAACAAGCGAAGATGCTTCGCCGAGATCGCGTCCAAGAGCTTGGCCGCTTCGGCCTTCGTCAGGTGGACGTCGCGCGGCGGCGGCGCGGACGGGAATGCGAGGTGCGGTTTGGCGTCGATCGTCCGATGCTTGACCGCGTGGCCGAGCGCGGCCGAGACGCGATTCAATTCGGTCAGGATCGTTCCGTCTTTGCGTCCCGCCTCGCGCCGCTCGGCGATGTAGGCGCGGCAAAGCGCTTCGTCGATCTCGACCACGAGCTTGCCGCCAAAGAACGGCAAGACCGCTTTCGCCTCAAACTGCATTGTGACCGCCGCCGGCCGATCGCCGAGGCTCGCTCGATAGGCGCTCCAGACCTCCCCGAACGTCACCGCCGGCTTGTGAGCCTCGACCGCCTGTTGTGATAGCGCCGCCGCTTTCTGGCGCGCCTCGGCGAAGCTGGCCGTCCCCAGGCTGCGTCGCCGAGGCTGCCCACGCTCGCGCCAATAGAGCGCATATGAACCGCGGAACATCTTCAAGGCTGCATCGGCGGGGATCATTGCCAGTCTCGACTCAATGAACACGCCGGGCACGCTGGACCCGCACGGCTTCACGGTCAAGAACGCTCCCGAACGTGTTCACCGATTCGGAAGCGAGAGCCGGGCTTGTCGAGCAGCTGCCCCGCGCGTGGACAGAAGTCGAGCTGACAAAACGTCACGTTAACAATTCGTGAACGCCGGCCTAAGTCGCTGGCGTGACGGCGCTATTCGCCTTGCGGGCACCGATCATACCGGGCGATGCCACGATTTACGTTGCGCGGGGCAGTCAAAAAGGCGCAAAATCCTAAAGTGCCTTGATTGATCTCAAAGCTCCGCCCCTGCACTGGCAATGCCCGCAAATCACCGTTTAAGGCAACGCGAGCGCCAAGTCAACTCCCCTGGAGAAAAAAAGTGGACCTTCCCGCCTTCATCACCCGCGACGACATCATGCAAGCTCTTGGAATCAAGAGCGAAAAGACGATCCGCAAATTGATTGCGGCGGAGAAGATTCCCGCGCCGATCGACCTCGGCGGCGCGATTCAGCGCTGGCCGGCGCACGTGCTTCTCGATCTCGCAAACGGCGGAAAGGTCGCCGCCAGCCTCACGCCGAGCGCCGCCTTGGTCGATCGCCTCTCACCGCGCACCTGATCGTGGCTGCGAATCCCTACATCGCCAGCGATCCGGACAACGCGGCCACTCAAAGATGGCTTGCGCGCCAGAATAGCGAAGTCAACGCCGCCCCGATACTGGCGCAAATCGCGCTCTGGCACGCGCGCAGCCTGGCATCGCAACGAAAAGTCTCGACGATGACAATAATTGAAGAGCTTTACGATCTGGAAATCGCTGTCTTCGGCCTAGAACACCTTACGACCACAACGAAACGACGCGCACCGCGCGCCAAGACAATCAAGGAATCACTTCATTGACCGACTTTTCCACTCTTGTCCGCCGCTTCGCCACCGCCGGAACACTTGACGCCGCCGAATTGCGCGCGCTGCTGGCGGTCGCGACGACCGCCGAGGCCGCCGCCGGGATCGCCGAGTCCGTTGGCTGCGTCGGTGGGACCGAAGCCGCGGTCGCGAGAATCCTCGCGGCGGCATGCGCCGAGCAGACGCGCTTCGAGGCGGACCTCCGCGCGATTGTCACCGGCGAACTGAGGCCGAGCGACATCAGCGCCTTCTTGTGGCGCGTCGCCAATGAGCGCGGCAGACCGCCGGCCGACGTCGCGCAGGCGGTCGGCGCCATGCAGGAATGGGGCGCCGTCGCCGACGCGCTGGAGCGCCGATTGATCCCGCCGAAGGCCGCGCCGAGCGGCGTCCGCTTCCCGCACGAGGTTGCCCGATGACCGACAAGATCACCGCCCTGACAGACTCGATCGACGCGCTGACCGCCGCCGTCGAGGGAATCGGCGACCGCGTCGCCGACGAGATGCGAGAGGCACGCCTCGAACACCGCGATCTGACACTCGGCGATCCGCCCGGTCACGCTCGCATCGTCGAAGACCTGATCGCCGCATTGCCGCGATACGCCGCCTTCGATCCGGCCGACCCGCGGGGCGAGCGCGCCGAACGCAAGTGCAAGCACGACGCCGTCGAGGCGCGCTTCCGGCGAGCGGTCGGCGATGCGCGCCGGCAAGTCGAGGCGTGCAACTCGACCGCCACGAGGGGGCTGCTGGAAACCGCCGAGCGCGAACTGGCCGACGCGCTGGCGCGGCGAGCCGAAGCCGAGAAAGACGACGACCTGATCTATGGGCGCAAGGCGAAGCGTTACGACGACGATCTCCGGGCGAAGATCGCCGAGACAACGCGCCAATTCCGCGCCATCGTCGGAACGATCCCGCATTCGATCGACGCGGAGTTCTTCACCGGTTCCGACGATCCGCTCGTGCAACGCATCGCCGCCGGATTGCAGCCGGGCAACGCGGTTCTCTCCGACGACGGGGACGTGCTGTGACCGCGTTCATCGCCCGCCACTCGCACGAAGTCACCGCCGCCTGCGGATGGTTGGTCGCGGTCGAGATCGTCGCCAGCGCCGCGATCATTTGGGGGTTTTGAAATGGACCGTAACGCCCTTCCCGCCGACTTCGTCGAGGCGTTCAAAGTCGTGTCCGCCTGCGGAGAGATCGTCATCGCCGCCAGCAACGGCGAGCCGACGATCGACCGAAAAATCGTCGAGACGTTCGACGACTTCTCGCGTCGCCCCGAGTTGCGCGCCGGGATCGAATCCGAACTCGAATCGTCCGCGCAAGCGTGCGTAGAGCTTCGCATTCGCGACGCGCTGTTTCACAATGAGCCTGCCGCGCTCGGCGCCGAGATCGCCGGCAGCGACGGCGACGCCGACGCGGTTGCGAGCTTCGCCGGAAGCGTCGCCGAGAAACTTGGATTGACGCCGCTCGCGACGCTGCTGGTCATAGCGTGGGCGCCGATCGCTTTCGCGCGGATCACCAAGCTCGGCCATGGCGACGACCTGGAGTCGCGGGCTGGTCAAATCGTCGCCGCGATCCGCGCGCGCGACGGCGCCACCGTCCACTGACGAGAAGGCCGACCCGAGCGTTTGGAGCGCCAGGTCGGCCAGTTGTCCCGCCCAGGAAGACAAGACCAAGTACAAGGTCAATTGTAATGACTAGTGACGCGATTTGCAATGAAAATCTGACTACGGTCGAAGACACACCGCATCAGATCACCCTCTTGCGTCATCGTCGGATGCGTGTCCGCAAGCAACGCGTCGGGCAACCTGACGGAACGGTAAAGAAAATGCCGGCTGAAAACGGCAAACACTGGGACGCGGTCCTTGTTCCTGGCGAGACTCTAGACGATCTCCAGGCGGCGTTGACCTCGAAAGAGAATGTCATTTTTGTGCATGGCGCGCCGGCTCTGGGCCTCAATACGAAGGGTATGCTGCGTCGCAATGACACGATACACGAGCAACCGAATCCTTTTCAGTTGTTCGACATTGACGGCGTCTCGGTTCCCGATTTGGAGCCCGCCAAGGCGGCGGAATACGTGCGCGACAATTATCTCGCTCCGGAATTTCACGGCGTCGAAGCCTTCTATGCGGCGTCCGCCGGTCATGGTGACAAGGGCCTGGCGCGACTGCGTCTGGCGTTCGCAACCTCCCGCAAGATCAACACCGGGGAGTCCGCCGCGTGGGCGCGGCGTTGCCCGGCGCCGGCCGAAGCGCTCGACTCGTCGATCTACGGGCGAGCGCAGCCGGTTTTCATCGGCGTCGACTTCGTCAATTGCGTCGATCGGTTCGAGGGGCGCCGGACCGGGCGCCTGAGCGGCGAGCAGCGCGTCGTCGTCCCCGACGACCTGCGCGCCGAGGCGGCGAAGACTCACGCCCGATCGCAAATCGTCGCGCCCGGCGCCACTCCCGATGCGCAGCACGCCGTCGAGAAATTCTGCGCGCGCCTATTCCACCGCGACGCCGCCGCGTTCGACGTCGCGCGCTCGCGTCACGTCCTGGTGCAGCTCATCGCGAAAGACGCTGGCGACCTCTACGTGACCGAACCGACTTGCGACGCGATCGTGCAATGCTTCGCAGGCGGCGACGACGACGCGCAGGCCGATCTTGAGACTTGGCTGCGCGATCTCGGCGTCGCCAACGCAGTCGGAGTCGCGGCTGGGGTTAGGCGCGCGGGCGAGGCAGTTCGCGACGAATGGGAGTCCGGCGCTGACGCACTCGACCCGCTGGAGATTTCACGCATGGTCGCCGCTGCCTACAGCTATCGAACCTCGCCGCTCGGCTGCAATTTCGAAGGCCACGACGACGGCGCCGACTTCGCCGCGGTTGACGAGGACTCGCCCGTGGCCGACGAAGCCGAGCTATCGCCGCGCAAGGCGCTCGACTACTGGCGCCAGACCGGCGACCATGCCGCGCTCGTCAGCCTTTGGGAAGATGACGCAACGAAGCGCCGCGCGGTCGAACTGGCGGCGTTGCGATTCAGCGGTGCCGACATCATGGGCGAGGAAGACGCGCACGGCGACCTCGCTTTCATCGAGTCGCTTGTCGCCAAGGCTGAGGGCGCGCCGAAGGCGAAAGCGAAGGCATTAGACCTGCCGAAGCCCGCCCACGTAGGCGATCCCGACAAGCTCCCGCCGCGCCCTGTCGTGTTCGGCGGCGACTATGTTCGCGGCTTCGTCAGCGCGACCACTTCGCCGGGTGGGCGTGGTAAATCTTCCCTGCTGATCGCGGAAGCGATTGCGATGGCGGCGGGCCTCGACATAATCGGCAAGCCGGCGAAGACGCTGCGCGTGCTGCACTACTGCCTTGAAGACGGCTTGGACGAATTGGAGAAGCGCCTCGGCGCCGCGCTGCGGTTCAAGGGACTGAGCGACGACGATCTCGGCGACAACCTCTTTCTTAGGTCTGGCCGCGACCACCCGCTGACGATCGCCAGTCCTACGAACAGCGGCCCGCGGATCAACAAGGCGGCGATCGACGAACTTGTCGCGATCCTGACAGCGCTGCGGATTGACGTGTTGCAACTCGACCCGCTGATCAGCCTGCACAACTGCCCGGAGAACTCTAACGAGACGAACGACATCATCGTGAAAGAGCTAGGTCGCGTCGCTGCGCGTTGCAATTGCGCGATCATGATCGCGAACCACGCGCGGAAACTCGACGCGAAAGCAAACGGCGTCATCGTCTCGGAAGACTCACGCGGCGGCGGCGCCTTTATCGACGGCGTGCGCGTTCAGCGCTTGCTCAATCCCATGTCTGAGAAGACTGCGCAAACCTACGGCGTCGCGGTCGATCAGGCGTGGCGGTATCTCAGACTCGACGACGGGAAGAACAACCTGCGCGCCAAGCGCGGCGGGCTTTGGTTCAAGCTCGAATCGCAGCAACTCGCCAACGCGACCGACGACTACGAGGCGGACAACGTTCAAGTCTGCGTCTATTGGCCGGCGCCGGACGTCCCTGGCCGGGGAACGGACGCGCAGGAAAAGATCGCCATGTGGATGCTGGGGACGAAGGCCGACGAGTCGAAGTCGCTGGCCGAAATGATGACGGCGACGGGACTGCCCCGCAAAAACTTCAAAGCAGCAATCATGGGCGGTCAGGATCGCGTGCGGACATCGTGCGGCGTGCTGGTCTACGGGACCAAGATCGGACGCGATGGGGCCTCGCTGGCGCTGATCGAGCGCGACGGCGGTAGCGCGACGGACTATTCGGCGGACGTCGAGACGCCAGACGACGAAGACGAATGAGTTGGGCGATGGGACCGATCAATCGCGAATCACGATTGATCGGCCTTAATTGATGCAAAAGAATGATCAGTTGGGGTCCGGGCTGTTTCTCGGAATCGAAAACAGCCCGGGCCATTATCTCCCTAGAGACACCTCACTTTTTGCCTCTGAAATAAACAGCCCGAACGATAAACAGCCCGAGCCGGGCTGTTTCGATGGATCGCCCAATACAATCAACAACATAAGAAACAGCCCGAACAGCCCTCCCTAAAGGGAGGATGCCGCGCCTCTGCCAGGCGCCGGCGAGCATCCTCTGGGGACCACCCGGCGCGACCAAACCCTAAAATGAAAATCGAGTTTGCGGCGGTCGGTTCGACCCTCGACGATACCCAGCGCGAACCTCGGCCCATGACCACGGCCGGGTGGCGCCTCGATTTACGATCACGAACTCGTGAACAAACAAAATGCGATTGTTGTATGTAACGGGCATTCAATTAAATCAACGCGTTGCAAACGGCCAAAATTAGACCCATTGAAATCATTTGGAAATCGGCCCGGAAGCGTGGCGCAAGATGATTATAGGAGCTTGAATCGCTCCGCCCCGGCGCCCACCGGGCCGCAGCCGAAAGGCGATCAGCGAAATAAGGCCGGTTGCCCGGAAGGCGACCGCGCAAGACTGCCCCTCGGCGAAGTATAGAGCGAGGAACACGGGGCGGGCGACGGGCCGGATGATGGTTTAATCACACTACTCCGGTCACGCTATCGAGAATTATGATCAGACTTGGAGACAGCCTTTGACCGCTTTCGGCTATACCACTGAGCACTCTGCCCCGCCCCACTCGCGCAGGATTGTCGAGAACCTCGAATTGGTCGGTCCTACCTTTTCCATTGAACTTGAACACCCGCCGCGGTCCCACAATTTCACCCTGCAATACGTCGCTCCCCCACGACCTTGTCTGTTCAAGGCGGCGATCGACTTCACCGGCGGGCGCACCATTCGCTTGCGCGACGGCTCGCCGCTACCAGCGGGGAGAGTCGACGTCGCTTATCTGACGGACGATTGACGGCGCGGTCCGCCCGCTCGCTTCGCGCCTCCCGGCGGCCCGATTAGAGGCCGCAGCCGGCGATAGCTGCCAGTGGCCACCGCTAGCGATCGGGCATAACGCCCACGGCGCGCCGAGGCTCGGAGCAACCAGTTCGCCCGTTTGCCCTTGTTGGGCAACAGCCAGACGAAAATTCACCACATACCGTCGCGCTACGTCGGCGCGGGCGCGACGGGACGGCCGAGCGAGGCGTTTGCGCTTCGCCTCGCTCGGCCACAACCCTTCCTCGACGCCGATGCAGGGCGCGACGTCGAGTGAATGCGCCGGCGCCATTGCGAGCGCGGATGTACCGCCGCAACGGCGCCGTGCGCTGGAGATCATCAATGGGAATCAAGATCACGCTCGATACACGCGCATTCGAGACGCTGCTAGTCGGCGCCGCCGCGCAGATACCGAAGGCGATGCGTGCAGTCGTCTCAAAGGTCGCCAGAGACGCGCGCAGGACCGCCCTCGACGTGGCGGCGCGCGACGGAAACGAACCGCTCACCCGCGCGACCAAAGGCATTCCAACTGTCGTCGCCGCGCGCCTCGGCAACCTGTCCGCGTCATGGCGCGTCCCGAGCGTCGGCGTCGAGGCTACCGACACGAGCGCAGTCGGAACGTCGGTTCGCAAAGGGCCGATCGCGCTCGCCGTCGAGATGCTGTCTGGCGGCGGTTCGTCGAATGTGTTGCTGCCGAGGGGGTTTGTGATCCGCGGTAAAAGTTCGGGCAAGCCGATTCTGTATACGCGGCAATCCTCTGGCCCGTGGGGGACCGTCGAGGGCGCAAAGCATGTGTTCGGCGAGATGACGAAAACCGGAATGGCGCAAGAGTCCGGCGCTGCACGCCAAGCCTGGACGAAGCAAGCCGAGGCACAGATGCGCACGCGCACTGCCGAGGCGGTTGCTGCGGCGCTAAGCGGCTCGCGCAGCACTCCGAGCGAAGGCGCCGACTGACACCGAGCGCATTAAACCGCGCCAGCACCAAGTAACGCATAGCGATACCGCGTCGTCGCGGGGATGCGTACGGGCGCCAGGGGCTCAAAGGTACTCCGCCGCCCCTTCGGCCTATGGGCTGCGCGTCGCGGCTCCCGTTTTTTCATTCGAAACAGCCCGAAATTCGATAGTCCACCGCGCCTCGCGCCGGCCTGGACGCAGGTAAGGACTCCCCATTTGACCGATCAAGACGAGCGCGACGGCGCCCGCACGCCCCGGCGCGCCAATATCACCGCGATCAGCGAGGCCACGCATACGAGCCGCCAACGCGCCTCGGCGCTTCTGAGAGCCGCAGGCAAGCGCCGCAGCAAGAAAGACGGGACGTATGTGTTCGATGAGGCCGTCGCAACGATCCTTGCGCTAATCGATCCGGCGCGCTCTGCTGGTCATCAGGCCGGCGGCGACGCATCGGCGTTTGACGGCGTCGCCGGCAACGTGTCGGCCCTATCGTCCGCAAAAGCTGCATACGAAGCAGCGCGCACGCGCAAGATGGAATTGTCCGTCGCTGAAATCGAGCGACGATTGATCCCTCGTGACGACGTTCTAGCAGCGGCCAAAGACATTGCTGCGCACGTCCGCGCTGGCCTCGCTGGCGTCGGCGCGAAGACGGCGAATGATCTCGCCGCGTCGAGTGACGCGAGCGAGGCGCAACGCATCGTTGACGCCGCTATCAGCGAAGCGCTGCTGAAACTCTGCGAACTCGGCGCCTACCTGATGGGCGAGATCGCGTCGACCTAAGCGTCGTCGAGCGCCCCCCGCGACATTCACACACACACCACAATTCACGAGCAACGCGCCATGACCTTAATGATTGTCGGCGCGTTCCTCGACGCGCTTCGGCCCGCGCCGAAGATGCTTCCGTCCGAATGGGCCGAGGCAAACCTCAACCTCCCGCAAGGGAACAACGCACGACCCGGTGCGCTTCGCCTAACAAAACTCCAGCGCGGCATGATCGACGCGATCGACGAGCCGGACGCGAAGATCGTCGTCTACATGCTGTCCGCGCAGTCCGGCAAATCCACTGCGATCGACTGCATTCTTGCCAACGCGGTAATCAACGATCCCGGCCCTTGCCTACACGTTTCCCCTACCGAGTCGAAGGCGTTCGCCTACGTGCGCGAGCGACTCGATCCGCTCATCGCTGCGTCGCCTGCGTTACGTGCGGCAGTCGGCGCCGGAACGAAGGGAGTCGACTCCAAATCGAGCAAGTCTTGGCCTGGCGGAAGCCTGGCGGTCGCATCTTCGTTCAAGAATGACGATCTCGCGTCGAAGGCGATCAAACTGCTGCTGATGGATGAGATCGACCGCTTCTCGAAGGGGACCGTCGAGGGAAGTCCGATCGACATAGCACTCGCGCGAACGAAGACATTCAACAACGCGCGGACGATCCTGGCGTCGACTCCGACATGGGACAAGACGTCGAAGATCGCGGCGTGGATCGAACGGTCCGACAAGCGCAAATTCTTCGTTGAATGTCCCGACTGTCACGATTGGGCGCCGCTCGATAAGAGCCGCTTGCATTTCACCCCCGGCAAACCCGAACAAGCGCGGCTCGCCTGCCTCGAATGCGGCGCGCTGCACACCGAAGCGCAACGCCTGCATATGGTCCGTAAAGGCGAATGGCGCGCCACCGCGATCGGCGAGCCGGGCGTCGTCGGCTTCATGGCGAATGAGCTTGCCTCGGAATTTAGCTCGCTTGCGCGTGTCGCCGCCGCAGTGGACGGCGCCGACACGCTCAACAAGCGGCGCGTGCTGGAGAATCTGACATGGGGCCTGCCCTTCTCAGAGACGTCAGAGATCAGCCTGCAACCCGGCGATCTGCAAGCGCGGGCCGAACCGACGCAGGAGCCGTACTCCGCGGCCATAACGACGATCGTCGCGGCGACTGACGTGCAATCTGATCGCCTGGAGACGACGTTCCTTGCATCGTCGAAGGCGGGCGAGCGGTGGATTCTCGACCACGTCATCGTCATGGGCGACGTTTCGGGCCGCAAGGTTTGGGACGATCTCGACGCGCTGCTGTCCCGCACATTCAAGATCGAAGATGGGCGCGAGTTGCCCGTTTCGGCCTCGATATGTGACGCCGGTTTCCAGATTACCGCCGTCTCGGATCACGTAACACGCCAGCGCGCCAAAGGCCGTCGCGCATTCGCCAGCGTCGGCCGCGCCGGCTTCGACCGCGCGACTGTGCAAGTCGGCTCGCAAACGAAAGGCGCGCGGCACCGGCTTTTGATCCTCGGCGTCGATAACATCAAGCTCGACGCGCAAAAGGCGTTGACGCTACCGCTCGGAACGCCGGGCGCGATCCATCTACCAGACCACCTGGAGTCCGACTACTTCGACCAACTCGCCAGCGAGAGACTCGAGTCGAACTTCGTCCGCGGCTACTCGCGCCCGCGATGGACGAAAGACGCGTCCGTTCGCAACGAAAGTTTCGACACGCTCGTCTATGCGCTCGCCGTGACGACGCTCGTCAAGACGCCGCTCCCGGCGATCAACGCCCCAAAGAAACCCGCAACAGATTTGGCCGCGCGTGTCGCACGGCTTCAACAGATCACCGCATAACGAAAGGTAGACTCATGGCCGCCGTCACCCCGAAGAATCTGGAGCAGTTGCTCGCCGCCGAGCGGATGCGAATTTCCGCGATCATCGAATCCGACGAAGGCCGCAAGCGCCCGCTTCTCGCTTTAGAGCTTGCCCTCCGTTCGCCCATGTCAGTCGACGCCGCTACCGCGTTGCTGAGCAAGGCGGCGATCGAATCCCGCGGCGGCACTGCGGCCGAGTCCTTCGCCCGGGCATTGCAGGCGGAGGCGATCGGCGTAACGGCTGTGGGCGCTGCGGTCGCGCTGGACAAGCGCTCGGCGCGCGTCGCCGAGATCAGGCGAAACGTCGGAAGGAAGGGCGCCGCCAATGCCGAGTGATCTCATCGCAGCCGGCGAAAGCGGCTTCGCGCCGCCGAGCGCCGGGCTATTCGACGGCGTCAACGGCAAGGAAAAGCTCGCCTGGAGCACTTACGCGCCGAGCATCGGCGGCGGCGCCTTCGGCGCCGGCTGGTCAACCGGATATTCGCCGTGGGCGAACGCGACGACGCGCGACCGCAGCGCCGCCACCGCCATCGCTACAGACCTGATGCTATCCGACCCGACTGTCCGCAACATCGTGGACACGCTCACCACCAATGCCGTTGGAACTGGCTTGACGCTGACGGCGAAAGTCGATCCCGTCGCCACCGGCATGACCGCCGACGAAGCGCGCGGCGTCAATCACCAGATTGAGAGTCAATGGGCCGCATATTGTAACGACGTTATCGAATGCGATGGCGGCGCGCAATTCACGGTTCACGAGCTTTGCGCCCAGGCGTTCACGCAATGGCTTCTCAACGGCGAGTGTCTGACCGCACTCGACGTCGATCGCGCCGCTGGCGGGAAGATCGCGACGAAGGTAGTCGCACTCGACCCGCGGATGCTGGACCTGACTCGCACGATGACGGTCGATAACGGTCACGTCTACAGCGGCGTCGAGTACAGCGAGCGCGGTCGCCTTCAGGCACTGTGGATGCGTCGCATCGCGCTCGGCAACTTCAATCAAGTCGGCATTCCGCAGCGTTACCCCGTTCGCACCGCCTGGGGACGGCCCAAATTCATCTTCATTCTGGAGCGCCTACTTGCGGGGCAAATCCGCGGCGCGAGTCCGTTACTCGCGTGTCTCACGCCGTCGCGTGAACGCGCGTTGCTCAACGAGTTGAGCGTCGCTGGAGTCGCGTTGCAAAACTCATTCTCCGCCACCGTGGAGTCTGCCGCGCCGTCGAATGTCGCGCTTGGCGGTCTGGAGATCGACCGCGAACCCGGCGCGATGGGGAACGCGATTGCAGACGCCTTGGTCGGACTGCGCGAGGTTTGGTACGGGCGCCCGGACTCAGCAAAGATCAGCCTCGACGCAGCGAAGATCGTACACCTTGCGCCCGGCGATACGCTGAAATTGAATCAGGCCGCGAAGATCGGCCCTGATTACGCGACGTTTCAAAAGTCGCTCGGCCTGTCGTCGGCGCGCGCCTCCGGCTTGGCGCCGTCCGACATTCTTGGCTTCGCCGATTCAAACTTCGCATCGGCGCGGCTCGAAGCGGCGTTACCGCACCGCCTGACGTTGCGTCGTCGGCGGTCTGTCGCTGAGAAGTGGATGCAGACCGCTTACGAGGCATGGCTCGAAGAGTCGATCGCTATGGGCTTCATCGCGATCCCCGATAGCGCCGCGCCGTTTTGGGATGCACGGCAAGGCTACACGCAGGCCAAGTGGCGCGGCGCCGGCATGATCTCCGCCGATCGCAAGAAAGACGCCGAGGCGGACGTCCTGCTGCTGATGAATGGTCTCGCGACAATGGAGGAAGTCATTGCCGAGCGCGGTGGCGACCTGGAGCAACATCTTGCGCAGCTTAAGGCCGAGCGAGAGATGCGCAAGGCGGCGGGCTTGCCGCTCGATTTCGTGTCGTCGTCGCAACGTCGCATCGTCGAAGACGAGGAAGCAGGCGGGACCGAAGACGCCGACGCTGGCGAAAGGAATACGTAATGAGCGACCCTTGTATGCCGGCGCCGCCGCCGAATCCGTTCGCCGACGTAACAGACCCTTGCGCGTTGGCCGCACAGATGCAGGCGGCGCTGATGCAGCTCTTGAGCGGTGCAACGCCGTCCGCCATCGTCTTCGGGGATCAGTCGATCCACTTTTCGCGGGCGAACATTCCCGAGTTGCGCAAGGAAATCTCGCGACTGTCCGCGATGTGCGACGCATCGCACGGTCGCCACCGCACCGTCCGCGCCGGACCACATGCGCGATGGACGGCGCCGGGCTTCGGCTTCGGAGGGTACTGACGTGAGATACGCATTCAAAATCCCGAACACGGCAGACCGCCGCGTCCTGCCGATTGTCAATGGCGAAGCGGCGCGCACGCCGATCACCGCGGCGAAGGCAAAGGCCGAGGGCTACATGGTGCTAACTTGGCCGGAAGACCCGGCGGGGCCGATCGCCGCCGTCGCCCTCCCCGACTACCTCCCCGTGGCGCCGGACCCGGCTGTAGCAGCCCGCGCGGCCCGCCTGGAGGCTCTGACCGCCAGTCCCGAGGCGGCGACCGTCAGCGCCGAAGTCGTCGCCGATCTCGCTGCGCATGACATCCCGATCGACACGGCCCGCGCCTTCATGCGCGGCCTGTCGCCCGGCGCGATCTCAAGCCAATTCCGCGTCAACCTGGAAAGCGAACCTATGACCACGCCCGCTGCTATTACTGACGAAGGCCCGCGCGACAAACGCTTGCGCGAGATCAGGGAGAACGTCGCGCCGACGCGAACCACTTCCAACGCGAAGATGCTCATCGCCGCCGATACCGACCCGAAGCGCGCCCGCCTGCTGGAAATCAAGATCGGCGGGATCATGTCACGCGCCGAGGCCGGCGACCGCGCGGCTATCGCCAAGCGGAAGGAGATTCGCAGTGCCGAGGTGCTCGCGCGCGCCAACGGCATTCCACTCATTCATGCGCTCGCCGTGAGCGGCGTTACGCTCTGACCATACAACTGACGATCTCGACCGTCCGCACACCGTAACGCTCGGCCTTCGCGCCGGGCGTTGTCATTTTCAGAGGATAAGCAAATGTCCGACAACGATAACGTCTTCAAACTGTCCCGCCCGCTTCACACGCACAAAGGCGACGTTACGGAAATCACGCTCAAAGAGCCGACCGCCGGGACGTTCATCCGCGCGAAGGGGGACCCGTTCAAACTCCGATTCATTGACGGCAAGCCTGACTATGATTTCGACTCCGCCGCGAGCATGGCCTTCCTTTGCGAGATGACTGGCCTCGACCAGATCGTCCTGGAGGCGCTGCCCGGATGCGACTTCATCGGCCTGCGTTACGCCCTGGTCAACGTCATTGCGGAGGGACTCGGCGCCGATCGAAACCCTTCGGAAGCGTGAAGCGCGTTTGCGCCGCCTTGCTTGTCGATTTTCACGTGTCGCCGAGCGAGGTGGAAGCAATGACGATTTCACGCCTTGTTTCATGGTGCGCTGCGATCGGCTCGTTACAGCGCGAGCGCCGAGCAAATTCAACCTAACGTCGCGTCCGTAACGGCGCGGCACGAATGGAGGCCGCATGTCTGGCCCGACAATTGTCGCAACTATCACCGCGAATGACGAGGCCAGCGCGAGGCTGCGCGCCCTCGCCGAAGTCGCAACGGGTACGGCGAAGCAAATCGACAGAATGGGCGCGAGTAACAAGCTCGCGCAGAACCTCAGAGAGTCGGAGGTCGCGGCACTCGCCAATGAACGCGCGTTCGGTCGGATGCATATGGCGCTCAACCGCGTCGGCGAGGCCGCAAGGTCTATGGGCCGCCAAGTCGCGCAGGCGGCGGCACTGGTCGCCGGTCCGATCATCCTGAGCGGCGTCAAGGCTGGTCTGAAAGGCGGCGCGGAAATCCAGACGCAGGACCTTCGCAACGTCGCGGCCGGCATGACGCCAGCCGAACGCAGGCAAGCCGACGATCAGGCGCGCCAACTATCCGGCGCGACTCTCAACATGGGCGTAGCCGAGCTTATCCAGTTGTCGCGCGAGACTCGTTCCGTGCTTCGCGACAAGAGTGAGGCCCCGGCAATGATGCCGATCATCGCGCAAGCCGCAAGCGCGTTGAAGGCGCTCGGCATGGGCGTCGAGGGACTCCCCTTCGCGCTCAAAGGCGCCGAGCTTCTCGGGGACGCGAGCGACCCGAAGAAGCTGACGAACTACCTCGACAACTTCGTGAAGGCTCGCGAAACGCTCGGCACACTCATAACGGCCGAAGATCAATTCCAGTTTGCGAAGCAGTCGCGCGCTTCCGGTTTTCAATTCTCTGATCGCTTCGCTACGCAAATGGGTCCGCTCATGTCCGCCGAAATGGGCGGCGAGACTGCCGGCACCGTGCTCAACGCGTTCGAGAAGGTTATGCGCGGCGGGTGGCGCAATGGCCGAGTACTCTGCGTTGATACCACTGCT